CGAATTGGCCGTTCCTGCGGCATCCGACAACCTCGATACGGAACAGGCATCCATGTGGACCCGAAACAAGGATGAGTTGGCCGACAGAATCCGTCTGCTCGATGAATGGCGACGGCGCTTGTGCGGCTTCCTCGGCGTTTCCAAAGGCCCTGCGCTCTCCAGCGGCACGGCGTCTTTGATCGTTTGAAAATGGACGCGCGAAGACTTCAAGACCGTCTATATCTGGGTCTAGGAATATCCGCTCGTCACATTGGACAAGCTGCGGACGCATTCCGACCCAAGGGGCCAATCAGCCCTTTGCATCCGCAGAACCGGTTTCTGAGATTGCCCGCAACATTCGTCTCCGCGAAAGGCAATGGCGGACAGACCAATGTCTACGGCGACGCGCTGTGGCATGGTGTTTTTGACGCCAGCTACACCCGTGCCGGTGACTACCTTGTCTTGGAAACGGGAAATTTCTTCGTGGCGTCTCAGGAGCCTCTGCTGCCTATTTTGTGTGTAAAGACCAATCGGATAATTTCAATCGTTCGGCCCAATATGCAAACCGCCGTTGCCTTCAACTCATACGGGGGCTATACTTCGGGCAGTTCAGCGACATTGTTGGAAGGCTGGCCGGCCTGTGTTCTGGGCGAAAATCGATCAAGCGCCTCAGTCACTGACTTGCCCGCTGACCAGGTCATTCCATATTGGAACATTCTTCTTCCTGCGGTTGCCGGCGTAATACTATCACCTGGAGATCTCATTACTGACGATCTAAATCGCACTGCGGTGATAGCAGGCTCCGAACTGACCAATCTTGGCTGGCGAATGAGCGCTAGAATGGCGACAACCTAATGGCGGATATCTCAGACGTCGAGCAAGCAATTGCGAACAACGTAACCTCGATCTTGTATCCAGCAGGCTCATCGCAGTCGAGTATTATTGGTGTACTGTGCCGGATCTATCGAGGGTGGCCGAACTCGGCAACATTGAACGCGGACCTAAGTGCGGCCATCTTAAATATTACTGTTGTGACAGACAACGATTCTGGCCGGATGACGACCCGCTATCTACCCGAATGGCAAACCAGATCATCACAACCAGGAGCGGCCGCCGGCGCCTCCGATCAGTCGATAACGATTTTTGGCAACCCCAAAGTTGGAGACGTTATCGGCGCATTGATCGACGGAACTGCTTATGCATACCGCGTCGGCTCAGGCGACTCCCCTGATCTTGTCGCTTCGAACTTAAATCAACTCATTCAGGCCAATCGCCCGGCGACAGTACGGGGCTCCACCATAATGATCGCTGGAGCGGGATTGATCGAGGTCAGGGTTGTCTGTGACAATGCGACCTCCTTCGAAAGTCGGCGGCAGGAAAAGGATTTGCGGATTATCTGCTGGTGCCCGAGCCCGCAAATCCGGGACGCAGCAGCGGCAGCGATCGACGCTGCGATCGATCAAATAAACTTTCTGCCGCTTCCGGATGGTTCAAGCGCCCGAGTAATCTATCGAAATACCACGAGTTATGATCAGGCCCAGAACGCCCTGCTTTACAGGCGGGATTTGGTCTATACGATCGAATACCCGACGGTCACGGTTGTCCAGCAACCCTCGATGCTCTTTGGCGCATCTGATTTGAACAGTAATATTACTTATGGTTAGGCATTCACGTTGACACACCATTTAGTTGTCGCAAAACCATTTCTTGGTTTTGTTCGGGGCGATACAATCACTGATGCAGCGAAGGTCAGTGAGATTCTCGCCACGGAATATAAGAAGTTCGTCACCAAAGTGGCGGTGCCCCAAGCGTCGAAAGGGTAGTTCACGTGCCGATCTCTCAACAAGGCAATGTCAATACAACATCGCTGATTGTGCCCGATCTGTACGTACAGATCGTTCCTCCACAGAACCTTGTCTTGAACGGTGTCCCGACGAACGTCGTCGGCGTGGTGGGGACCGCTACCTGGGGTCCTGTCGACGAACCCGCTATCGTTGGTACGATGGCTGATTATGCACAGCAGTTTGGCTCCATCGTACCACGGAAGTGCGACATGGGCACGCATGTCGCAACAGCGGTTCAGCAGGGCGCAACGAATTTCCGCTGCGTGCGCGTAACTGACGGCACCGATGCTGCCGCGTCTGTCGTGGTGCCAGGCTCCAATGCGAGCTTTACGGCCATCTACACCGGCTCCCTAGGTAATAATATAACGCTGATATTGGGTGCCGGCACCCAACCCAACACCTGGAGGCTGTCGGTTCTCCTTTCCGGATTTGAGCCTGAGATCTACGATGGACTCGTTGGCAACGGTGCGGCGTTCTGGACGGGGCTTGCCGCTGCGGTCAATTCGGGTTTAGGCCCTCAGCGCGGGCCATCTCTCCTTATCATCGCCAGCGCGGGCGGGACAACAGCATCACCGGCCCCGTTCTCTTTAACCTTAGGGGCATCGAGCGCCGGATCTGACGGGGCGGCACAGGTTGGCAGCAATCAATTGGTTGGTGCCGACACTCCCAGTCGCAGTGGGATGCATGCCTTGCGGGGACAGGGCTGCGGCCTTGCGCTACTCGCGGATTGCGATGATTCCACCACTTGGACGACGCAGGCGGGCTTCGGGCTCGACGAGGGAATATACATGATCCTCACGACGCCAGCCGGCGATACCATCACGAACGCGGTGGCTACCATGGCTGGGGCAGGCCTCGACAGCTACGCTGCCAAGCTCATGTTCGGCGACTGGCTGTGGTGGTCTGACCAAGTCAATAACACCATCCGCCTCGTCTCACCACAGGGTTTTGCAGGTGGTCGGCTGGCTAATCTTTCGCCGGAACAGTCAAGCCTCAATAAGCAGATCTACGGAGTGATCGGCAGCCAGCGTACCGGCACCCCAGGGTCGGGACAAAGCACCGCGTATTCGGCAGCTGACCTAAGCGCGCTTTTAGGTGCCGGCCTGGATCTAATCTGCACTCCTCAGCCTGGGGGTTCATATTGGGGCGTCCGGGGAGGGAACAATACGTCATCGAACGCAGCTACCGACGGAGATAACTATACAAGGCTGACCAACTACGTCGCCGAGACGTTGGCTGCCGGAATGGGCAAATACGTGGGGCAGGTCATCAACATACACCTGTTCCAACAAATCCGGTCGACGCAATTGTCGTTTTTGAACAACATGTATGGACAGGGCCTTCTCGGCAGCACCGATGGTTCGCTTCCATTCAGCGTCATTTGCGATACCAGCAACAATCCGTCCTCGCGCACTAGCCTGGGCTATGTTCAGTCAGACACCCAGATCCAGTATCAGGCGATCAACGAGCGCTTCATCGTCAATGTCGAGGGCGGACAGACCGTCCAGGTCGCACGGCAGACCCTACCCACCGGTCAGGTTAACTAGGAGATCACGCAGTGGCACTGACAGCATTTTCGATCGGCCGGGACACTCAGCTTGTGGTGATGGGCCCCAATGGACGAGTCGATATCAGCCACGTCACCGGCTTCGAAAGCAGACAGCTAACGAGTCCGGTTCGGGTTAGCCGGCTTGACGGGACCCAGCTTGGCGCAGAGCTTCCGAAGGGCTGGGAGGGCAGCTTCGAGGTAGAGAGAGGGACCTCAGCACTGGATGACTTTATCTCTACGTTAGAGCAAGATTTTTACAACGGCAGCGGTAATCAACCCGGCACGATGTATCAATACATCACAGAGACCGACAGCTCGGTTTCCACGTACCAGTTCGACGGCGTCGTATTCAAATTGGCTAGCGCCGGCACTTGGAAGGGAGATGCAAGTGTGAAGCAGAAGATGGAGTTCTACGCAACCAGGAAGCGCCGTATCTGATGCCCCCCTCACTGACCATTATCCGCGAGGCGGTCAAAGTCATACCGGCTATCGACAGCAAAGGGCGGCAGCTAATGCTGCGGCGGCTGACAGCCCTCGATACGCTGAGGCTCTTCAAGGCCGCCGGTCCGGTGCTTGCCCAAAACGAGCCATGGCTTTCCATGGCAGGGCTGGCGTTCTCCGTCCTGGAAATCGACTGTGTACCCGTGCCACCGCCCACAACCGAGTCGCAGGTCGAGACCTTGATCGACCGCTTGGGCGAAGAGGGCTTGGCGGCGATCGCGGATGCAATCAAAGACGAGCAAGAAATCCCTGACCAGAAGTCCAATGTGGGAAACTCGCTCGGCACCCTGTTCTAATTGACTGTTTATACCTTACTAGGAACGGGGTGCCGTTCGACGTCGCGTTTTCACTCTCCGCTACCGAACGGGCCGCCTATGTAATCGCCCTAGGCACTCTCGAAGGGCATACCTTTGATTGGTCGGCATTTGAATGGGAAAATGCTGCCATTAGCGAGAGATAATGGCCAACCCAACCCAGCCGTGACTATGAGGTTACCACGTATGCCGAGTGTAGACGCCAAACGGATCAACTGGTTCCTCAATCTCCAGCGGATCTTGCGATTTCCTAGGGCTTACATGGCCCCGGTCGCCGTCTCTCCCGTTAGTCGCGGACCGGCGAATCTACGCCCTCAAACCATAATTCGAGCCATCCCGCCTCTTCAAAGCCCCGACATCATTGAACGAATAGTTCGGATTGCCACGGGAGCGTTCTCGAACCTGAAGCGCGGGCCCTTTTTGATGGATGCCCCTGTTAGCTGGAAAAGGCCTCGTCCGCCGACCAGAATTGAGTTTGAAAGACCTGCCGGTCCCTTACGTTGGCGAGTCCAAAAGGCGCTGACGCATGTCGCCGGAGCCGCCCAGACCATCTTAATGCACGACAGAACAGAGGTCGCGGTCCGACAAGTACTCGCAGGAGCTCGAAAGCGACTTGGTCTAATTGAGCATGTCGGAAATAGATCATCCGCGGTCCGGAATACGGTCTCCTTCGCTCCCGCGCCCTTTATTCTTCCTACGCGAGGCCGATCAAAAAGTCTACCTGATGGACGTCGGGGAACCGATACCGCTCAGACTCCCGCGGTGCTTCGGAGGCAGGATATCCCACCGACGAATCAACCGCCTTTGAGTCAAGGCTTCGGAATCGGGAATCGTTGGCCTTCACCCAATCGAGAACTCACACGAGATGGCGATGGGCTCCGGAACAACGAACCCAATGTTGCAACCCTACATCTTGACGGAGCGGCTCTTGGGCGATGGGCAGTACAATACTTGGAGCGTGCTTTGGGCAAACCTGCGACCGGCATGACCGGTGTCGATCCGCGAGTGACGATACCCCGAAGCCGGGTTTCGCCCTTTTGAACATCTCCGATAAACACATCAAACAGACCTTTTTCTTGGAGCCACCTGAAACTTGCGGGACTCCCCAATTCAGATCGGATCAATAAGCCTTCAAGGTTTTGAGATCCCCACGTCAGTCCGCTTCGGAGGACGGCATAGATTAGCAGTCCACAATTTGTCAGGCGGCAGAAGGATCGTCGAGCGCCTGGGCCCAGACGATGGTGAAGTGGCGTTTCAGGGAACATGTTCTGGACCTGACGCCGAAGCGCGGGTTCGCGCATTGGATGACCTACGCCTGTCCGGTGCGATCGTCTGGTTGACGTGGGAGTCATTCAGGCGGAGGGTGATCGTTAGTAACTTCGTGGCTGAATATCACAGCCCGTGGTGGATTCAGTATAAGATGAGTTGCGTCGTAGCTCATCAGACCGGTACGAGAACGTCACAGACACCGACCATTCTAGCTCTCATCTCTGCAGATTTTGGTAATGCATCGTCCGCGGTTGCCGGCTCACCGCTCTCGCTTACGGCGCTACAGAGCGCTCTTTTCGACACAAACGCGATGACCACCGGTACGTCGGCCCAAGCGCAGGCTGCCGCCGCGGTCGGTACCGCGCTGGACGCAATCAACTCCCAGATCGCCGTACAGTCTACACTTGTTGCCGCACCGCCGGGGACACACTCGGGCCCTGGAAGCTTTAGCCAGGCGCTCCCCTCGCTGGTGAGTAACGCAGCACAATTGGCGGCTGCGGTTAGCGCCAGGTCTTACGTGGGGCGAATCGGACTAAACTTGAGCAGCTCAGGGGACTGACGTGCAGAAGATTATCGTAATTGGTGGAAATCTCTTTGAAATCGCCGCCAATCAACTTGGCAGCGCACTTCAATGGATAAATATCGCACGAGCCAACAATTTGACGGACCCTATGCTTTCTGGTCAGAATGAGATCATCATTCCTCAATTTTCATCAACTTTCTCCAATGGCGTCGGACCGCAATAAATGCCTGCGTCGCCGTTTGACAGACTAGAAATCAATGCGACTGTGAACGGAAGCTTGGTCAAA